CCATCATTTGATACCGGTGGTACTGTTGAAGAAACTGGTATGGCAGTTGTGCATAAAGGAGAAACAATAACACCAGCTAAAAAAGAAGGAGGCTCAGAAGGAGGTTTGTTAGGTACATTATCTAATCTAGCAGGAGCAGCTATGAATCCATTAGGAGCAATAGGAGGCCTTCTTGGAGGTGGTGGTGGAGGATCAGATCCAGCATTAACAAAAGCCATTGAAGATTTAAATGCAGCGTTATCATCAGGTATAATGGCAACAGTAAGTGCTGATCAAGCTGCAGATGCAGTTAATACAGCTAACTCATATAAAAACGCGTAAGTATGGCATTAAAAGACTTAAAATCAGATTTGAGTTGGTATGGAAAAAAACCAGGACCTTATAAACCTAACACTTCTGTAACTGATACTAAGTATACAAATAATAACGGAGTACCAGGAGTTTCTATAACAGGATATTCTCCAAAAGGAAATTCATCTGTAGGATTTAGAAATGTAACAGCTGCAAATTCATTTTTAATAGATGATGTATCTTTATCAACAAGAGGTCTTGCATCTAGAACAGGACAAGGAGGAGAAGGATTTCCTTTTCTTAAAGATACTGGATGGCATACAACATCTAAATATGGTGATGCAGTTAAGCGATTAGATTGGAGAGATAACAATGCAATATTGAAATCAGGAATTGCATTTAAATATACTGCTAATTCTCCAATTGATGATCAATATAACAAATTCAAAGTACGTGACGAGTCATGGAATCCAGTTGGATATGTTAATGATGCAGGTTTAGCAGATACATATACAGCCAATTCTCCAATTGATGATATGTATAATAAATTTAATTTGAGAGATGATGCCACACCAAATCCAGGATATGCAAAACAACCTTTTATATTAAGAGGTATACAAAGAGATGGACAAACTAAAAATCAAAGATATGGTGTTAATTTTGATGATGGGCTAGTTAGAGGTGGTGTATTAACTAGTGGTGAACGAATAGCATTAGATGCAGCGCGGTTAGGAAAATGGCTTATCAAACCAAAAGGTGTAATGTGGATGACAAAACAGCTTGGCATGCAAATGACTAATCCAAATACAGAATCTGCTTTAGGTACTGTAGCTGCTCCATTTGCAAACACAAAAAAAATATTTACACCTGTTAATTTATTAGCTAATGTTGTAGGAGCTCCATTAGGATTAAGGTTTCAAAGACATGGTATAATACCTTTACCAACAACTAGTAGATATGAAGAGGTAACAGGTACACTACGACCAACAACATCGGCTAAGAAAGAAAATAATAGATTAAACAAGTTACTTAATGAATTACAACCAAGTACAGTAGGAGGCGCACTTCCTGCGGTTGCTGGTGTATTATCTAAATTACAAAAACTTGCAAACAAATTAGGATTTGCTGGCCAAGGAATAAAAACATTATCAGGAGCAACAGGACCTGGTTCTGTGTATGGACTTGGTTCAACTCAAATTAGAAGAGTAGTTGATACATCTTTCCGTGCACAAATGGCAGGTAGAGATAAAGGTTTAGATGGATTTGGATTAGGTACAAAAAATGACTTTTGGTTTCATGATAACGAAACTCAATATTTTGCAAGTCCATTAACTACAGATACAGAAGATGAAGTACGTGCAAATGCAAAAGATAGTTTAAAACAAAAATATAATGCATTAGGAATTAAAAGTAGTACACCATATTTTGGAGCACCAGCTGATTCAGGACCAATTTGGACTACATTAAAATTTATAACACCTTTTATAATATCATCTTTAGATCAAGAAAAAGAAATAAATAATTCTTTTACTGGTGATCCATTTAATCTAAGAAATACATATGAAGCAGGTAAATTTGCATTAACTGGTATTAATAGTCAATTAGTATTATCTTCAATTGTAAAACAATCTATTCTATCATATACTCTTAATAATACAACACCATATTATAGTTCAGGCGAAAAGATTACAACTGTATATGAAGAGAACCAATTAAGACCAAATGGTGGTACTAAACTAATTAACAAATGGAATACTGCAAAACTAGAAGGATTTGGTAAGACAGGACTTGATGCACAAGTTGCTGATCAAGGAGGATCAATAGTAGGATATGGCCCTAAAGATGTTATTGAAGGTAGATTAAATACTATTGAAGATGGATATTATAATGATAATCAATCTATTAGAACTTCATTAGAAAAACCTCAAGAAGGATCAACACCAGATGAACGAGAAGATAATTTACGAAAAGATAAAACTCGTGGTAAAAATTTAAAATCTGCAGTAAATTATTGGTCAAAAGGATCTGAAGAAGCCAATATTGGTGCAGGACATACTCCACCCAATATTCCAGAACGAGCAAATACATTAACTGAAACAGCAGCTGGAAACAATGTTAAGCCTATACAACATTATGCAGCAATGGCTTATGGAAATTTACAAGTTGCGGCCGCAGCAAGAAATGAAGGCAAATCAAGATTTGTTGACTTTCGTAAACCAATACTAGAAAACAATTCAGGAGCTAAGAATTTTATAGGACAAGTGACAGATGAAACAGGTGCAGCATCTACATATGAAAGAGAAAATAGAGAAGCAAAATATAATGAAGCCGCAGTAGGAACTCCAGGCCGAGATAGATCAAATAGATTACAAAATAATGTTCCTGATCCTATTAATGCATCACCATTCAATGTTGATAGTTCTAATCCAGATCCAAACTTAAAAGATTTTATTAATTTTAAATTTTATCCAATTGGTATGGGTAAAACTTTAAAATCAGCAACAGATCCAATACAATTTAGAGCATTTATTGATTCTTTGTCTGATGCAATTACGCCTAGTTGGGGAGAAAATAATGATCAAGGTAGAGCGGATGCAAAGATTATGTTAGAAGGTTGGGCACGTACAATTGATTTAACATTTAAAGTAGCTGCCTTTTCTGGAGCAGAATTACAATCTTTATATAATAAAATGGAAGCATTAGCATTATGTGCATATCCTGATTACTCTGGAACAGCTGGATTTACTGGTAGATATGTAAAAATACATATAGGAGATTTGTATAAAAATGAACCTGTTTATATTACAAATATTTCATTTGATTGGGACAATGAAACACCATGGGAATTAGATGAAGGATTACAAGTACCTTATTATACAACAGTTACTTTAAGTCTTGGTTGGATAGGAGCAATGAGGCCAGATGCAACTAAAACAAAAGTATTTAGTGTTAAATCACCTAATGCAGGAAGTAAATTTGGAACAGCTCAAGGATCATTAACAACACCAAATACTTATAACATAGTTAGATAGGAATACAATGAATAGATACGAATCAACCAATCAAATAACAGGAAGTAATTCATTTACTAAAAAGTATGAAACTGTAACATACCCAGAGTTTTCTAGAAAAGAATCTGACATATATATTATATCAAGAAAGCTAGAGCGATTAGATTTATTAGCAGAACGATATTATGATGACTCACGATATTGGTGGGTTATTGCTCGTGCAAATAATTTAGGAAAAGGTACATTAACAATCCCTGCAGGTAAACAAATTCGTATACCACAAAGTATTACTGATGTATATGGAGAATTGAGAACTGCTAGAGAAGAAAGGTAATTAGTTATGTCAAATATGTTTAAACATGCATCTGCTGCAAGTATTCCAAAGTTTGAAACTGATAAAGATTATCAAAAATGGAAATCTCGAAGAAATGCATTTGTTACAGTAAATGCAGGAGGATTCAGATTACCTGTATTTGAACAAACATATGATGATTTATATGCAAGACCTTCAGGTAAACCAACTGCAAATTTAGATGAAGTGAAAATATCTGTTAAAGGAGATTATGGTTTATTAAGATCTGTTTCAGTTAAATTTACATGTTTTGACAGAGGAACTTTCATTAACGCAGAAAAAGCTTGCTTGAGACCTAATCGTGAAATAAGTGTAAATTATGGATATGTTAATCCAGCATATGGAGGCGGAGGAGGAAGTATGTCAGACCTTCGAGTATCAGGATTCAATTGGACAATAAATAATAAAAATCAATACGAATGTTCATTTACCGCAATTGGACCAACATCAGTACTACCTGAATTTAATATGAGATCACAAATTAAAGATACAGGTTTAGTATTTCTACAACCAAGAATTATTGGAGAGCCTAAAGAAGTTCCTGTGTCTGGAATACCATCATTGATTGAATATGATATACAACAAGGTAATGGTAAACCATCTGATGATGTTGAAGATGGTACATATATCGCAACAGGAGGAGGCCATATTGGAGTATTAGATGAACCACGTACAGGACTTGCTGGTAAATTATTAGCAATGTTACCAGATTGGTTAGTACCAGATCCTGACAAAATGACATATATATCATTAGGATATCTAGTAAATCGTGTAATCAATGGCCAAATGTTATCTCAAGCAACAAAAGCCATGAAAGGAAGAAAAATGGAAATTGCAGCATCAGGTAAAGTTTTAAGTGGAATGATATCTGGAGATCCTATGCGAGTAATGTTTCTAGGTGGAGTAGCAGGAGATTTTTCAGATCCATCAGATCCAGAGTTAGGTAAAAACTTTGATCCAAATGGGACAGGTCCAGTTGCATATGCAGGAAGGTTAAATGCAGCAAATATATTATTCAATAAAGACTTTATAGTTGAAGCTTTTGAAAAAGCCAAAGTTAAACAAGATACAAAAAAAACCGGTGAAAAGACATCAGGTGGTAAAAAAGGAACTTCTGGAGTGAACCTACAAAACTTTATGGATGCAATATTTGATAAGATACATGCTGCATCAGGAGGATGGTTTCAATTTGGATTATCAGAATCACCAAGTAATACAAGAATATTACAAATTGTAAATAAAAATGAAGGAGCTGGTGGTATATCACCATTAACATTTGATCCTATTAATGGAGATGCTGTAACAAGAAGTACATCAATATCATGTTCTCCTGCTGCATCCGATGTATATCAAGCAATGTGTAATCAACAAAAAGAAGCAGCAACTCCTGCAGAAATAGAAGGATCATCTGATGGCGGACAAGGTGCAATCAAAGCTTTGTTAGATTATCTTAAATTACGAGTATTATTAAAAAAACATAGAACAGAAACAGCCCCAGGAGGGTTTACGGATGATCTAGTTACAGAACTAGAATCTGCATTAGCAACATTAGTAGATACTCAACCAAAATCAGAATTAATTGCAGAAGCAAACATCCCATATCCAATGAAATTATCAATAACATTAGATGGAACATCAGGATTTAGATTTGGTGATATTGTATCTTCAACAGCAATTCCATCAGGAATAACATCAGCAAACATAGTATTTCGAGTAACAGAAGTGCATCATACTATTGCAAAAAATGATTGGACAACTAGTTTAGAAACAATTTGTGATATAGGATAACAATATGGCAAGAACATTAAAACGACGAAAACTTTTTTATCCAAAAGGAGAACAAATATTAGGATTATTGACTAAGGGTAAAGAATGGATGTTAAATAAAACTAGAAAAGAATATAAAGGACCTTATCATCGATTTACTGATGGAGTAGTAATGACAGGTGGAGCTCCAAGCAAGCGGTCAAAATATTTAGTTCCTTATAAAAATTTATCATCTAAATCGGCAGCAGCTGAAGATATATACCGTAACATAACAACAGTTAAAGTTGATAAATTTATTGCACCAAAATATCATTATCCTAAAAAGCGAGCAAAAGATATAGCTAATGGATATATTGAAAGGTACTTTGTACAAAAGAGAAATGATATTACATCTACAACTATAATGGAGATTGATAAACCACAATATAGCAAAGTGGCTAAAAAGAATAAAGCGGCAATAGATGGAAAGTTATATAATAAATTCCACTTGAGATGGAAAATTACAGGCGAGGAAGAAGAAATTAAAAAAGTTAATTTAACTACTCTTTCAAGACTAGATCGACAATATACTGGTATACGAAAATATCTAGGAGATTTAACTGAACTTTCAAAATTCTCTCCAATTATCACCGAATAAATTTGTTTATATGCAAAATTTTCTTTATAATTATATAAATGAAAATTGTAGAAGATAAAAATAGATTAAACGAACTCAAAGAAGTATTACAAACATCTGATAGTTTTTGGATTCCAGTATTTTCAGACCTCTACCGACATTATGTAAATAACCAAATAAGTTTTGTTTATATTTACATATTTGATACTAAAAAAGAATACATTGTACCATTCCGCCATAAGGATTGCATATGCCTAGAATCCGAACGTTTAAACGACCTTACAAGTAAAGCTAATATATATGTACTTGGTAAGAAACGCTTTGTAAATTTCTATCATCATAAAACATTTGACGCAGATTTAGTTGAATATTTTCAGAGTAATAAAATGTTACAATTAGAAGATACAGACACGAGTGCTCATGATTGGTTTAATAAATGGTATTATAATGAAACTAATGTAAGTGACTATATTCCTATTGTAAAACATTTTGAACGGTGTTCTGCAATGAAAGATAAATTTGTAGAATCATATAATACATTTAAGATATCAGAATCATTTGAATATTACAATGAATTGTTTGTTGATAACTTATATGGTATAGAAAGAAATGGATTAAAAGTTGATTATAATAAATTTGTTGACAAGTTCCAAACAAATAATTTAATTAATTCTACAACATATACAGAATATAATATTTATACATCAACTGGAAGGCCATCTAATAAACATGGTGGTGTTAATTATGCTGCAATAAACAAAGTAGATGGTTCTCGAGAAGCATTTATATCAAGACATGAATATGGAATGCTAATTGAATTTGATTATGATTCATATCATTTAAGATTAATTGGCGATATAATAAAATATGAATTACCAGAATCATCAGTACATACATATTTAGGAAAACAATATTTTGGTAAAGATGAATTATCAGAAGAAGAATATGAACAAAGTAAAACAATTTCATTTAGGTTGTTATATGGTGGTGTAGATAAAGATTTTGCAAAAATTCCATTTTTTGGTAAAGTTAAAGAGTATACATATAAGTTATGGAAAAAATTTCAAGAACAAGGATATATTGAAACAGTTATACTTAAAAGAAAGTTATTTAGAAATGCAATGTCAGATATGAATCCAAGTAAATTGTTTAATTACTATTTACAAAGTATGGAAACTGAATATAATATGGCCATGATAAATGAAGTAAATGCATTGTTAGGCCCATATGATACAAAATTAATTTTATATACATATGATTCATTGCTATTTGATTTTGCTATCAAAGATGGTAAACAATTGATATTGGATATTAAAAAATTAATGACTAATGGAAAATTTCCTGTAAAACTTAAAGCAGGCAAATCTATGCAAGACCTTCAAAATATGACTGATAAAATAGGTTAGTACATATTTATAATAAATGCAAAGAAACGTAACAGATATATTAAGAGATTGGTTCTATAGATTACCACATGGTTATGCGATACAACCGTATAACAAAATGGAACTACAAGTTTTATCTAAAGTATTAGCAGAAAATAATATAGATCCTAAACCTATTATAGAAAGTTTAGATCAATTAGATCAAGCATTTTTAGATGCAAAACCGATAGAAGAAGCACCAGAGGATTATATTCCAGATACATCAATTGAAACATCACCAGCTGTTGCAACAACGAATTTACATGAAACATTTTATGCGTTGGCACTAGCTTATATAATTAAATTTAATGCATCAAGTTTAACTCCTAACTCTTATCAAGAGTTTATTAAGATAGCAGAAGCTACAGGTGATTTATTAAAAAATTCAGAAGCTACAATACAAAATGCAGTTAATCATATTGCAACTGTAAAACATACATCTGCAAAAAATGCAAAAAAGCAAGGCCAACAGAAAGGAGATACAATTTATCTTAAGGATGGAAAGACGACTGCAATATTCAAAAAACAATGGCAAGATGCATTTTCATCTGCGTATGCAACAAAAGTAGCTATTGATAGATTATATGAACCTACAAATTATTTACAATCATATAGAGTAGAATCAGGAGTTGAATTAGGAGTAGCAGATGATGTTGTAACTATAAAATTACAAGATAATACTGAAGATGATATATGGGTATCATTAAAGTATGGAACAGGTCAATTTGGAAGTTTATCAGTTGGAAAATTATTAGAAAAAATGTATGGATTTAGTTTGGCGTTAGAAGATTCAAATTATGATGGTATATTAAATTATGCATACAATAACATACCTAACGGTAAAAGTGCAATTGACAATGCATTACAATCATATGTTTCTGGAATAAATACATGGATAGATAAAACAACAAATTCTGAACAAGGATTACCAGAAGAAGTGACAGAAATTCTAAATAATCCAAGATGGGAAAGACAAGCTAACAATATTGAATGGGACCCAACCTGGAATAACTTAGGTAGGAAGTCTGGTGCTGCATACTTGTACAGAAAAGTATATGCAGAAATGAATAAAGCTAATGGAGGCGGCCAATATAAAGATGACATAGTTGCAACTCGAGCAAAATTATTACATCCTTTATTAAATTCAGTATTCGAAGAACTTGAATCAAAAGGACGACGAGAAGATTTAACTGATTTTATATCTTACATTTTAAGAGCTGATCCAAAAAATGAAGATAAAAGTTATTTATATGTAGCTGAAGGAGGCACAAAAATAGTATCATTACCATCAACAGATACAATTAGAAGTAAAATTGCAACAGGATTTGAGGTTGACTTAGGTCCAATGAAAATGGGCGCAAAAGGAAAAGCACTTGGAGATTATGCACGTGATTTATTCTTAATAGGAGATGGAAAATTATTATGTACTATTCCAATATTTTTAAGATTTACTGATGGACAATGGACATCTGATTATGGACAAAAAGGTAAAGCTCCTACATTTACAAATGATTTTGAAACATTTTTTGGAGCAGCTGTAAAAGGAAAGTCTCCAACAGAACTATAATGGTTTCAGCGTAAAAGTTGATATTTATAATAAGAAATAAACAGGAAGATGAATTTTGGCAAGAACTAATTTATTATGCACATTTGCACATAGAAAAGATTTGAATCTCATAGTAGACTATGTTAAACAATGTTACACAATAGTTGAAAAAAAGATTTTTGTGTTTAATGATGCGGACAAACCAAATGATGTTTATGTTACATATAATGTAGATCCAAAAGAAGATTATAAAAAAACACCTAATACAATTTTAATTCATAGAAAGAAAGATACAAATACATTGTATACAGTCAATGCATTGAATGAAATTATCAAAGCAGTTAATAATGGAGTATTAGATAAAACATTTATTATTACCTGGGAAAATTATAAAAATAGTTTATTACTAACTAATAATGATGGATACCGTAGAATTGTATTAGAACTATATAAAAGATTTGATGTATAACATATTTATTAATGATATGGGATATAGCGAATATTATAAGAAAGAGGAAACAAAAATGAACTTAGGCGAAAAATATAAACAATTGTTTGAAGGTAAGACAAGAAGCAATGATGCTAAGTTACTTAAAGAATTCCAATATGAAAAGGATTGGGAAGATGTATTAGATATGGATTCGCTTGATATAGAAGCTCTAATATCTGCAGAAGATGGAGCAGAAGTTCAGATTCCAACATCCCAAGGAGAAGTTGGTGGAGGATATAGAAAAGATACTGAAATGGCAGGAGAAGGAATTCCAGAATTCTTAACAGCTATTATAGATAAATCAGAAACAGATTATTATACATTTGAATTTGATAAAGATTCAGCAGCTGCATTAGATGCATCTGATGTATACGGAGGAGCAGAACAAGTAGCAGCAGAACTTGAAGGATGGACTGAAGGAGAATTGGAAAATTATAAACCAACTGGTTCAGGCTCTTTTAAGCCTAAATCATTCTTGAAAGCATATCCAGAATTCAGAATTGCAATTCTCGATATAATTAAAGCAACTCAACAATATCAGGGTACATGGGGTAAAAATCAGAAAGAAGAGATTTTTGACTTTATTCGAGGTAGTGGACAGAAATTATATCAATTACCGGATTCAGTCCCAGGAGCTAAAGAAATGAAAGCTTTATTTAAGTCAGCTAACGGAACACCAGAAGATCAATATAAGGCTGCATTTGATGTATTAGATGCATTGGGCGAATTGGAATAGAATAATCAGAGAAATATTAGGATATATGAAATATTTTCATTATATTTATATTAAATAAAAAGGATTAGAGTTTAGCCATAATTAAACTCAAAATTAAAAAATAAAAAATAAAAACTTTTTTGCAACTTTTTTCGATAAACATTAGGTTAAATGAAATAAAGTTGTTATATTATTAATTAATTATTAACCATTAAAAAAAAGAAAAGAAAAATGGCAATTAACTTAGACGCGATTAAGGCAAAGCTTAATCAATTACAAACGACGAACAACAGAACGTCAACCTTATGGAAGCCTGAACCAGGCAAACAAATAATCAGAATCGTACCTTATCAGCACAACAAAGACAATCCATTCAATGAATTGTACTTTCATTATGACTTAGGTAAGAAAAACTTCTTATCACCAGTGACTCATGGTAGACCAGATCCAGTAGTAGAATTTTCTGAAAAATTAAAATCTTCTGGTAATTCGGATGAATGGAAATTAGGAAAGAAAATGGAACCTAAGATGAGAACTTATGCTCCTGTATTAGTTAGAGGAAAAGAATCAGAAGGTGTTAAATTTTGGGGCTTTGGTAAACTAGTTTATCAAGAACTTTTAGGAGTGATAGCAGATCCTGATTACGGTGATATTACAGATCCAATGAATGGGAGAGATATCTTAGTTGAATTTACTCCAGCAGATGGACCAGGACAATTTCCAAAAACATCTATTAGAGTAAAACCTAATCAATCAGCAATATCAGAAGATACTAACGTGACTTCCGCAGCAACTAATAGTCAACCTAAATTATCTGATATTTTTAAAGAACCATCATATGATGAGTTAAAACAAGCATTAGCAGTTTGGTTGAATCCAGAAGGAGAAGATGCAGTTGATCCAGCTTCAACGGCACCAGAAAAAGTTACGCAAGAAGAAAAAACACCTGCAGGTGTTAACAAAGTAGATGATGTCGGAGCAGCATTCGATGATCTATTTAATGAATAATAAAGGTTATATATGGCAAAGAAAAGTAAAGCAGAACAAGCAGAAGAACTAGCAACAGCTTTAGGAGAAAGTATTAGAGAAGGTCTTAACAAGAAATTTAAAAATACTAATTATAAAGTTGCGTATTTCCTAGATGGAGATACAGATTCACCTAGTGAAGTAGGTGGATGGGTAGGTACAGGCTCTTCAATGCTAGATTTAGCAATCTCAAATAGAAAAGGTGGAGGGTTTCCAGTTGGCAGAATAACTGAGATAACAGGATTAGAAGCTTCAGGTAAATCATTATTGGCAGCTCATGCTTTAGCAGATACACAAAAGCAAGGTGGGTTAGCAGTTTATATTGATACAGAAAATGCAGTTAGTAGAGAGTTTCTCGAAGCAATTGGATTGGACCTGGAAAAAATGCTCTATGTTCCATTAGATGCTATTGAGGATATTTTTGAAGCAATTGAAAGTATTATTGAATCGGTTAGAAAATCTAACAAAGATCGGTTAGTAACAATTGTAGTAGATTCAGTAATGGGTGCTTCAACAAAGATTGAACAAGCAGCAGACTATGATAAAGATGGTTGGGCAACGTCCAAAGCTATCATATTATCAAAAGGTATGCGTAAGATTACAAATCTAATTGGTAGACAAAGAATTGCCCTATTGTTTACTAATCAGCTTCGTTCAAGGCTAGGTGTAGCATTTGGTGATCCTTGGACAACAAGTGGTGGAAAAGCAATTCCATTTCACTCATCAGTACGGTTACGATTAAAATCAGTAGGACAGATCAAAGTCAAAAAAGATGGAGTTGATCAAACTGTTGGTATTAAAACAAGATGTCAGGTTATCAAAAATAGAATGGGTCCACCTTTAAAGACTATCGATTATGATATATACTTTGAAAGTGGAATAGATAATTTTGGTGGCTGGTTAAACGTTATGAAACAATTCAAATTGGTGAGTACAGCTGGTGCATGGTATACATATACAAAAGCAGATGGTACAGATGTAAAATTTTTATCAAAGGATTTTCAAGGTAAACTTGACGCAGATCCAGAATTGAAGGATGAAATATACAATGCTATTTGTGATGCG